TTAAACGCTTTTTATACCCACTACCTTGCGTTTGGGGCACCCTTGGGACAGAGCGTTAGAAAAACTACTATTCAGCATTTCCACCTGGTTACGGTCCATCTCTCCGATCCACTTCGAGTAAATCTCATAAACCATCTTCGCGTTCTCGTGACCCATCTGTCCGGCGATAAACGACGGGTTAGCACCGGCCGTTAATAGCCAGCATGCGAACGTGTGGCGCGACTGGTAAGGGCGTCTGCTCCTGATTCCCGCCTTCTTTAATCCCGCCTCCCAACTATACCCCAGAGACTGAGAGCCGTAATACTTCGTTTCCCCGCGCCAGTTTTTAGGCGGGATAAACACGAACCGTAATTTTTGTTGTTCCGTTAACCCATGTTCGCGGTGATGGAAAGTGATTTCGGTTTTGCTTAATGCGCCTGTTAGCTTAAATTGCTCACGTAAGGCGTTCAGCGCAGGCTCAAGCAGGGTTACAGTTCTGATCCCCGCTTCGGTTTTGGGTGGCACAAACAGCCCCTCATTCGTCTGGTTACGTCTGACGTGAAGCTCACCCTTATCAAGGTCCACATCCTCCCAGGCTAAAGCTGTAAGCTCTCCATGCCGAAGGCCGGTAAAGATAGCTGTAGTCCAGAGCAAAGCATACCGAGGGGATAACGCTTTTATAAAACCTTCGTACTCGCTCTGGAGAAGCGGATCCGGGTCTCTCCTGGAGCGCTTAAGCATCTTTATACCTTCGTGAGGGGTATGCTCGATAAAGCCGCTCAGATTCGCCAGCTTGAGCAATGCAGTCAGATTGTTCATCAGGCCGTTGACCGTGGATACAGCGCGACCTTTTCTTTTAAGCCAGGGCGCGTGATCGCTAAAGGTGTTACCAGTTAATAGCGCGTTCCTGTAATTCAACAGGTCGGTATGCTGAATATCCGCAATATGCGTATTACTTCCGACGATAGCGCAAAGTGTTGCTATGCGTGATTTTGCACCTCTGTATGATGCAGCTGAGACCTCAAGCTTTTTGGCATTAAGATAAACTTTGCACAATTCACCGAAGGTTTTAATTTTTTGCGTCGTAGTGAATTTTTTAAGCGCCTTTGATTCAGGGAAGTGCTCTGCATAGTCAAATTTACCTTGCTGAATCTCACTCATGATTAAAGCACGGAGATTGCCAGCTTTTTTTATATTGCTATTTGATACAGTCCAGCCTCGCAAAACTTCGCGGCAACGTATGCCGCGATATAGAAAGCTAATTCTTATTCCTTTCCCATGCAGCTCTACGCCAGCAGGCATATTCATTATGTTTCCCCGACAAGCCTATTAATCCTGGTGTAGTTGTAGAGAAGCGTTACCCTTCCTTCTGAAGCTTTTGGATCTGGTGGGTGCTTCTTATAATGAATGCCCTCGATCCATCTCCCCTCCCGGTAAGATTTAATTTGCCGGGGAGTCATATACATCTTCGCTACAATTCCCTTTTCCATCACCCATTCATCTTCTTGAGTAATATCGGCCATAAATAACCTCATGGCCGGGAAACTATAATCAGTTCCCCGGTTTAATGTTGATTATTGGAAATCAGTTCAGTTGTGTTTTTGTTTAATTCAGTCGTTCCATGCTTCCAGTTCGTTTTCGATCTCCTCGTCTATTTCGTCGTTGGTAGCTTCTTCGTCCAGGTAGTCACGTGCCTCTTTAAGGTACTTTTCCCGGTGCTCCCGATACCAGGCTGAAAATTCTGGCGACCATCCGTTTGGCTCACCGTCATAGTCAACCTTAGCGTTACGTTCAGCCATGCTCTCGACCATGCTGTAAGCTGTGGTAAGCGCCGCTTCGCGGATGTATCCATTGAGGTCACTCTTGCGCCAGAACGGATTCACCTTAGAATCGCAGATAGGTTTAAACTCCACTTCCCACCGTCTGATGCAGCGTGCGTTTAGTGATTTGCTCATACCACCACCTTGTGTGCTTCCGCATCGAACTTACGTCCCTGATACCAACCGCGACGCAGCCAGCGACGGATGGTACGCATAGCCTTTGCATCACCACGCACGGGCTCAGGGAAACCACCGTATTTCACTGTTTTAGGTCCACGCTTGCGCTCTGATTGCATCATTCCGCACTCAATGATGTGATCGCGGTAGAAAGCCAGCCACTGCTTGCGATTACAGACAGGGCAAGGAATGTCACCACCATTCGTCAGCATGCCATCTTCGTATGCGTCGCAATCCCACAGATAACCATCGCAGCAAAGGCTATCCGGGTAATGCGCACCAAATTCATAACCTTGATATCCGCAGCTCATTTGTCATCCTCCAGTACCAGTTCTGTGTCGTCAGGAACCTGAATCGTGAGCTCAACGCTATAGCCGCGTTCGTGCTGGGTGAAAGATGTGGACCATGCTGGAAGTGGCGTTTCTTCTTTAACCTGGCCCACGCCAATAGCCCAGCAGCCTTCGTCTGTATAGCAGGCAATAACGAGCATCTCACCTTCAGCGGATTTGAGGTGATAAACGCCTGGATTACTGTATATGCAGATTTCTTCCCTGATAGCGCCTTCGCATTCAAAAAGGTCATCACTGGCACCGTAAAATTTAAGTTCTATCATATTTAGTCCTCCGGTTATTTATTCCACGCTGCTGGTCGTAATTGAAAGCTTGCTGGTCTTGAAGGTAGTGTTTTGCGAACTAAAGACTGTGTTGCCTTTAATTGGTCTTTCTTTATTTCCCTTTCGTTACAGGTAGGGCAGTAATATGCCACTTTGCGATAAGCGCCTCGGCCAGAGGGGCGAAACTGCAACTCTTCGCGTGCAAAGGAGCCGCCGCAGCTGTAGCAGTTGAGTTTTTCGGTTTCCATATTTATTCCTGTATTAAGGTGTGTGGATACCTGCCATTTAAGGCATTAATTCATTTGTTCGATAATTAAAATGAAACTTCGGTATTTACTTTATATTGCCCTGTAAGCAAGTCAGCATCGACGGAAATTAAATCCCCGTACAGGTCGTAATTTAAAATTACATCACGAAATTGAAGTCCGGAAAGTGAATCCGTGCGACCACAAAACATATGGTCTTCTTCATGCTTTGCTGCTTCATGAATATATTTTATTGACGCCATGGCATCAGACCACATGCCACTGTTACCAATAAATTGCGCAATAGCGAGTTTGCTTTGAGCTGCTTTAACCATCGGGTTGCTTTGCAGAAAATTAGCCATTAAACACCCCCGTAACATGCAGAATTTTGATAATGGTCGCTGACCAGGCAACAAGGCAGATGGTCAGAACAATAACCAGTGAACGAATGCCATTTCTGCTCATACTCCACCCCAGCACTGAACGCTTACCGATGCGACCACAACCAAAAACGGAACAACCTTCAACCAGAACCGGCGCCATGCTGGCTTGTCTTCGTCTCGGATCATCTCCTTTCCCTCATGCGTATTGAGTACCTAACAGACCTTGCAATGCAGTGCCGGGTGCCTCCCGGTGATACCAGCCAGTTAACAACTGGTAACGACAGCTTCTTTTCCACCCCACTCTTTTTAGAAACGAGTGATACCGCTTTAACTGTGCCGCGTGCGCATAGCCGCATTCACTGCATTGCAAGGCCTGTTGTTTGTGCCTGTCTTTTAACCATTTCAGGCTCAACGGAATCCGTGAATTTTTATTGCGACTTAAGCTTGTAACGCAGAGCAATAGCTTCTTGGCGGGCGTCGCCTTCAATCTTTTGCAGTAGCTTTTCCAGATTACGCAGAGCAGTGTCGTAACTGTCCAACTGGTCATCCATAACGATGCCGCAGGGTTTCATTGCCTCGCGCATATCATCCAGTGATGAACGGATTTCATTAACGCTATGGAAAATGTTTACGGATCGCTCGATAACTATGTTGGCATTTGAGTAGCTAACGGCCAGTTTCAAAGTCTCTTCAGACATGAGCATTACCTTATTTTGTTGACCCTTATCGCCGGGTAGCGGAACGTTTTCTTCTTGCCAGTCACTGCGCGGTGATTGGTTTGGATGGGATAAACTTAGAATAACTTAAGTTTTCAATCAAGATTTATTTTGTAGAAAAACTTAAATTTGAGGGTGTGAGAAAGTAACCCATTGATTAAAATGGATTACTTAAAATTTGGAATGAGGTTACTTTTTCGAGGCGCGCTTTCTGACTTTTAGTAATTCTTCGAATCGTTGGTTGTTCATCTCTACGCGTGCTCGCAACTCATTGAGAAATCCTTCTCGATCAGAATCAGGAAGGGCATCAAAAAGCCCGAGCAGTTCTTGCTGTTCCTCCGATAACTCTTTTTCCTGGTGCGGAATAGGCTCACCTGGAATCTGGTCATCATCACCATAAAGTAACCACGTTGGATTGCATTGCAGACCACTGCTCAAAGCAAACAGCCTCTTACCAGCTGGCTGGGTTTCATCCCTTTCCCACTGGGAGATTGTGACGTGCGAAACCTTGACCAGCTTAGCAAGAGCGGACTGAGAGAGTTTTAACTGTTTTCGCCTTTCAAGAAGGCGCGAGCCAAAGGTTTTATTTTCCATCATTAGAGAATTCTAAATTTTCTTGACTTAAGTTTCTCTACGATCAAATATCCTTAGGAAAACCTAAGGAGATGAGCCTGTGTTTAAACAAGATGCAATCAATTACTTCGGCAGCAAGTCGAAATTAGCCAAAGCTGCGGGCGTAGCCCCCGCGTCAGTTTCCGTTTGGGGTGAACTCGTTCCTGAAAAAAATGCGATGAGACTGCAACTAGCTTCTGAGGGAGTCCTGCAATACGACCCTGAAGTTTACGATCAACATGCTAAAGCAAAACGTTCTGGTGAGGTGAATCATGAAAATCAGGCATGAACGCATTCGCGAGGCCATGAATGCCTGGGCGCTTTATCCTGGTGGCCGTAAAACGCCTGTATCGGCTATTGTCGACGCGTATTTCTCCATGGGCATGACTAAGCCAGAGTTGTATGACGAAAGCCACCCTGACGCACTGAGCCGCAATATCCAGAAGATTTACCGCTGGGTTGAAAGTGATTCACCTGCATCAATCGAAAAAATCGCGCAGCTTCTCCCGGCAATTGAACGGGCTATGCCGCCGTTACTGCTGGCGCGGGTGCGTAGTTATTACTCCGCAACTTTCCGGGAACTGCTTCACCGCAAACAGCGTGTCGACGACGAAATGGAAGCGCTGTTCGGCGCAATGATTGCTATCTCTGACCGGATTGCTGATGGCGGCCCCTCCGGTAACACGCTGATTCACTAAGCGAGGTTCAACCATGCGTAACCAGTCTGCTGCTGAATTGATTGCTCGCCTGAAACGAGCGTATCCGGCGTATGAGCCGTCTGAAGGAGATTGTGCAGGCACTGGCATTCCTAAGGCCGGTTCTCGCTTCCAGCACAGACACAAAGGCCACATGGTGACGGTACTCACAGCGACAGAGAAAGATGTTTCCTACCGCAAAGCCTGCGGGGCTGTTGGCTGGGTGGGGTTGAGAGAGTTTTTACGGCTACACAATGAGGTTTCGGAATGAACAATCAGGTGTTTGAAATTGTTCAGGCCATGTCGGGGCAGGGGAACTGCATAACGATCCCCGGACCGTATCTGGATTTCTTTGCAGGAGACAGGCAACAGTATTTGCTGGCGGCCATTCTCAATCAACTGGTGTTCTGGTCTGGCAAGTCGAGTCTGGAAAATGGCTGGTTTTACAAAGAGCACGCAGCGCTTGCCAAAGAGATTCGCGCCAAAGATGGCGACGTGGTCAGAAAAGCAATGTTCAAGATTACAGAGCAGTACCTGGCGGGGGTTATTGAGGAAGAGTTACGGCAGGTAAGCGGCACTCCGAAGAAGCATTATCGGGTCGATCAGGAGGCGCTAATCGCCAAAATATTCCCGCAAGGGGGAAATTCAAATAACCCATTGAAAAATATGGATACGGCCCAAGAGCCGAATGGAAACGGCTTAAGAGCCGAATCGAAGCAAGTGATTGAAAGTGATGGAAACGGCTCTCAAGCCGAATGCATTCGTCCCAAGAGCCGAATGGAAACGGCCCAAGAGCCGAATCCTGGAAACGGCTCTCAAGCCGAATCCTATCTCTATACAGATCTTAAAAACAGATCACTACATACAGATCATAAAAACCACGCGGGAGAGATTCTTCCTGTGGATAACTTTGCAGAGTCAGGACGTGAACCGGTCATCCCGGAAGCAAACATTCCTGACGCTACCGAAGACAGTAACCTGGCTACCGATAACGACTTCGATCTCGCGATGTGGTTCTGGTCGACCATCATCGAGATGTACGAACGCGCCGCAGAATTTGACGGCTGCCTGGCAAAGCCGAAGGAACCAAATTTTGTTCGCTGGGCACAGGCAGTTCGTCAACTGCGCCAGGAGCACGGCTGCAGCCACGACCAAATCCGCACCATGATTGAGCGTATTCAGCGCGACCAGTGGTGGTGCGGAAAGGTTCAGGACATGCCGACGCTACATCGTAAATGGCCTGAGTTGGTGCTGAAGTTGTGCCCGGTAAATCTCGCAACCGGCGGCAACCTCGGTTTTAGTGGCAAGGTTCAGGCAGATATTCCTAAGGGTTTCAGGGGATAAGGAGTTTTTTCAATGAAAACAACCAAATCCAAGAAAACACAATACAGCGGTGAAATCACGATGATCGAATTTCTAAAAGCCAATCCTGATTTGACCACAAGAGAAATCGCAGTTGCACTGGGGCGCGGTATGTCATCTGTCGGTAATCAGCTTCGCCAGTTACACGGAACGGGTCAGATTACCCAAAGCGGCATGCGGAATGGCGCAGCAATGTGGATCTTCAACGATATGCCGTTTGGCTGCGCGAACCGGCTTCGGGCGATGTTTGAAAGCCTTCTGAGGGAGTGTCGCGGGGTCGCTCAATGAAATTACAGAAATGCCCTGATTGCGGCGCGTTACCTGAGTACCACTGGAAAGATTATACGTTTGGCTCATGTTCAGGCGCCCTGAAATGCCCCTTTGACCATTACCGAGTCCAGCAAAGCTACTGGGCTGGTGGAAAGAACAAAGCCAGGCATGCTCTGGAACAAAAATGGGCTGAGGCGGTTAATAAAAACGAGGTTAAAAATGGCTAAGAATTCAATCGACGCATACGGTGCCAGCGGCAAGACAAACGTTCTGATGTTTGAGCCGGAAAATCTGCATATTGTCACTGACAAGGCTCATCCGCTTTACGATGAACGTATTTACTTACCTCTCAGTGAAGCCATGGTGCTGAACATCATAGACCAGGGGGTTCTTGAGCCGATTATTGTCTGGAAAGACCCGGAAACGGGGCTGTCCTGCGTGGTTGATGGCCGTCAGCGTGTCCGCCATACCCTGGAAGCTAACGGGCGTCTGGAAAAAGAGGGAAAAACCCCACTGCTGGTTCCGGCAGTCACTAAACGCGGTTCAGCTGTACGCATGGCTCAGGCGATGGTCAGCGCAAACGAAATCCGTCAGGCCGATACACCGCTGGGCAGAGCCAAAAAGATGGCTGATGCGCTGGAGCGTGGGCATGACGAGGAAGACCTCGCGCTGATGTTCGGCGTCAGCGTCCCCACTGTACGCGCTACGCTATCCCTTCTGGATGCCACTCAGGCAGTCAAAGACGCGGTAGAGTCCGGCACAGTAACAGTTACCCAGGCGCGTCAACTGGCATCACTAAAACCCGAAGAACAGCGGGAAAAGGTAGCCGAAATCGAAGCGGCGACCGCTGGCACTACTGGTCATGAAAAAGCGCGTCGTCAGCGCCAGGTTCTCGGCGATAAGAAACCGCGCCTTAAAACTCGCAAAGAAATCACAAAAGCCCTTGAAGGTGCCTGCGGTGAATACGCGGCGGCACTACGCTGGGTACTGGGAGAAGCATTATGAGTATCGTTGGAGATTATTTCTTTGAATTCCCGGCATCACGTGGCGTTCAGGGCGGAGCTATTGTTCTTATGATGACAGTACCAGCGCGAACCCTAGCACGCGTCCTCGCCAGTGATAATTACGGGGATACTTTAGAGCGTTCTCAACGCGAAATTAACCCAGCACGGGCCAAGAAATTCTATGAATATCTGGTGAATGCTCATGAAAATAAAGACCCCTTCATTATCCCGCCACTTGTGGGAAACTGTAATTCAGATATTGAGTTTCAGGAGTTCGGCAATACCAACGTTGGTGTTGTTCGCTTTCCTATGGATGCAGAAATCAAACTTTTTGACGGCCAGCATCGAGCTGCGGGAATCGCCGAGTTTTGCCGTACCGTTGGCGAACCGATCCACGTACCATTAATGCTGACCCATAAGCTTTCGCTGAAAACACGACAGCAGTTCTTCTCCGACATTAACAATAATGTTTCCAAACCATCTGCGGCTATCAATATGGCCTATAACGGGCGTGATAAGAACGCGCAGGAAATGGTTAGTTTTATCAGTTTACACAGCGTGTTTTCTGAAATCACCGATTTTGAGCATAACGTCGTTCCCGCGAAAAGCGATAAGTGGGTAAGCTTCAAGGCTCTTAGTGATGCCACGGCAAAATTTTCAGGTTCCTGCTCACAAGATGATCTTGAAGGGTTATGGAATGCGTGGCTTATGTTGACAGGTTTAGATGATATTCGCCGCGGTACGAATCAGGCCGAATACAAACGCGAGTATATCCAGTTCCATGCAGTGATGATTAATGCCTTCGGTTACGCAGTGCAGCGGCTGAGCGAAGGCCGGGGAGTTCGCGGGGTCACGCTGATGATTGAGGATCTTGTTATGAATACCGGCATTGCCGAGCGTGAAGACTTTTTCCTTATTTCATCATGGGACGGAATTTGCGCCAGCTGTGAGAAAGCTAGGCCAACGGTCATTGCGAATGTATCTGCTCAAAAGGCGGCTGCATCACGTCTGATGGATGCCATCGTTAATAAAAACTTGTCCGTTAGTAGCGGTAAGGAGGCCAGCCATGACTGATATCACCAGACTTACCCAGGAGATGAAAGCGGCGGCAGAAAAAGCAAAACATGCAGGGGAAGCGCCGGTCATGCCATTTGATACTTGGATCTCCATGCTCAACAAATACCAGATTACGGTATGCCCAGATAATATTCTCGCTTTGGTAGCGGCGCTGGAGCTTAAGGAAGAGCAGCGAGCAAACTGGTTCCACATGGCGCAGAAGTTGGGGGATAACTTGGATGCGGCTGAAAAGCGCGTCGCTGAGCTGGAGCGCGAACCGGCAGCACGCATGGTCGTAACCCCTACTATCTGGAAGCATTATACTGCCGCCCAAACTGCGATTATTTACGAGAAAGCCATGACAGATGCAGGCATTAAGTGGAGAAGTATTGATGATTGATGAACGCTTAACGCATGAAGAGTTAGAATCACTATACTTGGCGATGAAATCACACTTCGAGGTTATGGCTGAATCCGCTTCAGAGGCTGAGGTTATTGAATGCAGCCAGATAGTAAGAGCATTGTGTGAGTTACAGGAACGCCGCACCGCAATGCTCGCAGTCGCTCCACAGGAGGTGAAATGATGGACTCTTTACTGGAAGACACCTGCAAGCGTGTCATTGAGCTGGAAGGTCTGCTGCTGGTGGTCGTTGTATAAACCCGCTGTTGCGGTTTTTTTCTTTCTGTTAGCACGCTTCGGCAACTTTGTGCCGCCACCGTTCGTTGAGGTACTGGTGATGGGCAATTTTCCTGAGTTATGTCAGAAAAGGGACGCAGCCGCATGCTGTATTAAAAAGCTGAGATTGCAACTGTATCTGAAATTGTTGAATTAAATTCATGTGGTGCGCTTATTAATATGTGCTTTAGTTTAAATGATTTGGAAACTTCTCAATTTGAAAATAGTTGAATCTTTACTCCATTAAAGCTGCTATTGTCTCCTGTAAAATGGAACCATCAAGTACCGGAGCCTTCTGTTACTTGATTTTTAAGTCTTTTACTTAGGGATGACTGAGGATTTATCATGGCAAATGATTCACGAGGAAATGAGGTGGTTTTCAACCGCGCATATCTAAACTTGTGCTCTAAGAATAAGAATTTAAGTACATTGGTTATAGCCAGAGAGTTTAAGGATGATAATATTGTTGGATGTTTTTCTTTTGGCCTTAAAAAACTAATCGATATTGAGTCAAAGTGTTTGTTTTTGCGCTATAAGTACCCATGGCCAGATTTTGAAATTGAACTGGTTAAAAATAAAGGCGGTGATTACGAGTTCATGCTTTTTCATAATGATTTTCTTAAAGGTAGTGAGGTTTAAGTTAGTTATAACGATTTTTTTAATCAAATCGGATTTAATTTAATTGTTTATGTTAGACATTTTTTACCTTGAGCTTGTCTAAGGATAACATTCGAAGAGTGTCGCACGCTTGCCCGACTACTTTAATCGAACAGTTTTGATGTCACTGCTCGATTAAATTTGGCCATTACGTAATCATATAAGGTCTCGTCAATATGACTTGTTTTACCACTCATGAGTTGGGCGATTTTTGTTTACTGTGACCTAAGACTCTGTCTCTCTTTAGAGAACATGACTAAAAAACCCCATAGATTCAACCCGCTACGGTGGGTTTTGTTTTCCCATGACTGATAAAAATTAACGTTTTGTGCTCTTAAGATATTGCTCATTCAGTGAGTTAGGTGTACTGTGTATTTATACAGTGTTTGGGTGGGTGATACTATGAGAATCGAAGTAACCATCGACAAGACTAAAAAACTGCCAGAAGGGGCCATTCCCGCACTTGAAGTTTAATTGCTGCGCCGTCTTCATCAAAACTATGAAGGCTGCAAACTAAATATAAGGCGCTCAAGTACTGACGGGTTGACCGTTCTGGGTGGTGCTGACGGCGATAAAAAGCGCATAGAGCAAATCCTGCAGGAAACGTGGGAAAGTGCCGACGACTGGTTTTATTGAGCGGTAAGTAAGTGGCGGCTATGCCGCCATTGTTAACTTTTTACGCCATCTTTAGCGCGGTTATTTTTAGTGCAGTAACTCGTTGGCCGTGTTCGTTGCAGGTGGAGTGTTTCCAATGAGGTATTTATGGAAATACCGGATGATTTATTTCCAGGGTTTAAAGAGCATGCCGGGCCTGTCCTTGTTTATGTAAAAAACGGCGTGGTCGAAAGAGGCTTCCCGCTCCGTAAGGATGAGTTTGTCACCTCGCTCAGATCCCTTGATGAGGCTCGTAAAAAGGCTGGGCTTCCCCCTGTAAGTCAGGATTAAAATTAGTTATATTAATCACGGGCCTGAACAACCCTTCTTGCTAGTCACTGTGCCACGGAGAGAAACCGATGGCGCAGAAGCTACATACTCAAAAGTTGTACCTCTTTATACCGGCTATCACCAACGCTGGTGTTTCCGTTTGTCTGTCGCGCCAAGGCGGTGCGATATGAGCAAATCCAAAACAAAAGCTGAAAAGCTTCATCTTAGCCGCGTAGCCGCTCTTGGCTGCATAGTTTGCCGCAACCTTGATTACGGTGAATCACCCGCTGAAATACATCACTGCAGCTCTGGCACTGGCTTATCTGTCCGCGCTGATAACTTCCATGTCATTCCTCTTTGCCACGCCCATCATCGCACTGGTGGTTACGGCGTTGCTATTCATGCCGGCCGTAAATCATGGGAAGAGAAATTCGGTACTGAAAGCGAGTTGTTGGCGCAGGTTCTGCAGGAATTAGGGGAGACCATCGCATGACTAATCCTTACTGCGAATCTCTCACAGCCCTTCGCAACGCACCATCACATTATTTAAAAGAGGTTGGTGACCAGTGGCGAACGCCGGATCCGCTTTTCTGGGGTATCAACGCGATGTTTGGTCCGTTGATGCTGGACCTGTTCGCTGATGACAGCAATGCAAAATGTCCTGTCTGGTACACCGCAGAAGATAACGCGCTGACACAGGACTGGTCGGAAATGCTGGACTCAATTGGTGGTGCTGCATTTAGCAACCCGCCATACAGCCGCTCTCAATATCATGAAAAGCAAGCCATCACCGGCATGACTCACATCATGAACTACGCAACTGCGCAACGAGAGAAGGGCGGCCGCTATGTTTTCCTGGTGAAATCCGCAACGAGCGAAACCTGGTGGCCAGAAGATGCGGATCATGTCTGCTTTATCCGTGGGCGAATTGGTTTCGATCTGCCCGTCTGGTTTAAACCTGCTGACGATAAACAAAGGCCAACAAGCGCGTTTTTTGCTGGTGCCATAGCTGTATTTGATAAGACCTGGCGAGGCGAGAAATTCAGCTACATCAACCGCACCGAACTGGAAGCGAAAGGCCACGCGTTTATGGCGCTGGCGCAGTTTGCCATTGATAAGAAGGTGACCGCATGAGCCGTGACGCAATCGAGCGGATCCGCTACCGCTGGAAAAAGCTTCGCCTTTGCCGTCATCGCGGCACTGTATTAGTTGACTACCGCATCCTCAAAAACTTTATTCGCACCTGTCAGATCCGGGGAGAGACAGCATGACTCCAATGCAACGCCGTAGACATAATGCGGCCCTTAATGAGGTTGCCCTGGCTACGCATAAGCGCTATCTGGGGCGAGCAAAACTCTTGACCGGCATCCAGTCAGGCTGGATTAAATCATTGCTTACCGTATGGGGCGATACCATGCGCGGTGAAGCCGCGCCACGATTGCCAAGAAGCCATGAATGCTGGCGAGTTATTAGAGGAGATCGCTGGTCTGATAAATCTCTTGAGCGCTTTACTGCGGCAATTAAGCAGGCGAGGGAGGAGGGTTATCGCGGTCAGCATGCGTTAAATAGAGCACACGCAATTTTATGGCCGAAACCCACTACCAGCATAATAGATACTGCTATAAGAGATGATGATGCGGATTTCGTTGAGGAATGTGTGTTAAAGGCATTCGACACAACGGATCCGGTTTATATCGTAGGGGTGAGCTTTTACCCCACTCGTAAAAAAGTCGCGGATATTGCCCGCGAGCTGGAACGAGCAGCTCCATGGCTTACGTTCAAGATGGCAAAGGATCGGGTTAACTGGTGCTTACAGGTATTTCAGGCGAAAACTTTCCTGTCTGCAAGGCAAAGCCTGAAAGCTGAATCTGAATGATTTTTTAGCAATTAGTGCTTATTTTGTTATTGGTAGTTGATTTCAGGTCTAAAAATTAGATAATCCGTTCATGCTTGGCAGAGCTGCGCCACTCGGCAGCGACAAAAAGCGACAATTTGAATATAACGAGAACCCCGCATTGCGGGGTTTTTGCTTTCCGGCGATACGACAGGGGTATTCGCGAGATGCATTGCATCAGTACCCCTGTCACATCGTCGTAGAGCATTGAAACGAGTTTCGTCAGATGTTAAATTTTTGGTGTGGTGAATCCCCCTATGCGGAGGGGCATTGCCAGTCTGATATTTTTTTTTGCGCATTGCGAGTCGTCTGTGGACTGGCGGCGACTTACCGGGAGGCACCCGGCACCACACCTAATAAAAAATGATGATAGCTGTAAGGCCCACTTCGGTGGGCTTTTTCTTTGGGCAAAAAAAAGCCCGCATGGTTTCATGCAGGCAAGGCAGTTACATTTAGATTTTGTCCCGGTATATGTTTTTTTGTCCGGAAGTCGAAAGATACTGTCTCGAATACATTTTGTAAATAACGGATTCAAACCACAAGGCCATGCATTTGCATGGCTTTTTTATTTGTGCCACCAGAGCATCATTCACTCTGTGCTTTGTCGTTAATCCATCTGGCGGCCATCCTAAAGGACTATCTGCTGAGTTCTTTTTTCAGAGGTTGCATTTTCTTCAGTACCTCATCTGAATTAGTGACTGAGAAACCCGTCGGGAAAAATAGCATTCCATCGGATGGATGTTCATCGTGCCAGTGCTTCGTGGTGGCCATCGTATGAGCGTCGAGATAACTGGTGTAAGCATCAAGGAGAGCGTTTTTCCTGCGCCTCGGGGCGTAAGGTAGCAACTGGTTGAAATCAGCATCGCTGATAAGCCTGAATGGATAAGAGCCTCCTTCAATAGCCTCAATTTCGCTTAGCAACTTTCCCCGCAGTGGTGCGGAATGCTTCCTGAACTCTGCCTTACGTGACGAATGGTTACTGATTAGTGACGGAATAAAGAGCCCTAGCAGTGTCAGTATCACTCCGATTACTGAAATAATTTCCATGAGATTTCCCTATGCCTGATTTTATTTATTCAGTATTACCCTTGGTGGGATTCGGTTTTTCTTGTTTTGGTCTTGGATACATCCTTGGCTTCGTACGCGGACGAGACTGAACAAGAAGAATAAATCCGTCTGAGAGGGTGGTGAATCCTGATATTTTTACAGTGATTTTTGGTGGCTGTCACCTGGCGGCCATCCTATTTTCCCCTCGTTCTGAGAGGATCCACAGCAATAGAGGGGGCTAAATGTCCGATCCTGTCTCTGGTACTTCAGTTGCGGCCGGCGGCCTGATGGGGGCTAGCATGTTCGGTCTGGCTACCGGAATAGATTACGGCGTGGTATTTGGTGCGTTCGCCGGGGCGGTTTTTTACGTGGCCACGGCAGCTAACATATCGCGCGGTAAGCTGGTGGCATACTTTATGACGTCATTCATTGTTGGTGTTCTGGGCGCCGGTCTGGTGGGTTCCAAGCTTTCAAGCTGGACTGGCTACAGCGACCGTCCGCTTGATGCGTTGGGAGCCGTATTAATATCAGCGCTTATCATCAAAGTTCTGACGTTTCTCAACAGCCAGGATCTAAATAGCTTGTTCAATATGCTGACCCGGTTCCGGGGAGGAGGTTCAAGTGGTAAATGATCCTTCAGCGCTGGCTAATGCAGTCATTTGCGCCGTCATTGTGCTGGCATTGATGTTCTACCAACGAGGTAGTGCGAGACACCGTCCGGGCATATCCGTTCTGGCTTATCTCATGGTGCTGGTTTATGCCAGTATCCCTTTCCGTTTCCTGTTTGGCCTGTACGAGTCATCCCACTGGCTGGTGGTGCTGGCTAACATTCTTATCTGCGGCGCGGTTCTCTGGTTCAGGGGGAATGTGGCGCGACTGGTTGATGCACTGAGGCACTGATGAACCAATCACAATTTCAAAGGGCGGCTGGTATTAGCGCCGGGTTAGCTGCGCGCTGGTTTCCGCACATTGATACTGCAATGAACGAATTCAGCATTACTAGTCCACTCGATCGAGCGATGTTCATAGCGCAGTGTGGACACGAAAGCACATCATTTACCCAGATGGTCGAAAGTTTTAACTATAGCGTTGCCGGCCTGGCTGGTTTTGTGAAGGCAAAGCGCATCACGCAGGACCAGGCGAACACCCTGGGGCGTAAAACTTACGAAAAGGTTTTACCGCTCGAACGTCAACGAGCGATCGCTAATCTCGTCTACAACAATCGTTTTGGCAATAAGGCTGCGGGCGATGGCTGGAAATACCGAGGGCGTGGAATTATCGGGATCACCTTCCTCGAAAATTATATGAAGTGCGGTAATGCACTGAAACTGGATTTAGTCAGCAACCCTGAGTTGTTGGAGAAAGATATTAATGCGGCCCGCAGCGCAGCCTGGTTTTACACCTCAAACGGATGTTTGAAATACCACGGAGATTTAGTGCGCGTGACCCAGATTATCAACGGAGGGCAGAACGGCATTGATGACCGACGCGCCCGCTTCCTGAAAGCTAAATCTGTTCTGGTATGAGGTCCTCATGGGCATTGAAATGATTATTGGTCTGGCAACTGCGTTGCTGGCCATTGTCGCTGGCGCATTTGGGTTAGGCCATGCGCGTGGGACCAACAAGGCAGAAGCCAAAGCCGATCAGCAGCGAGCCGAAGAGAACGCCGCCGCCACCGTCGCCGCGGCAGAACGTAAGGCAGATGTTATTCAAGAGGCCAGCAATGTACAGCAAACTGTTAGCCATATGCCTGATGACGATGTTGATCGGGAGCTGCGCGAAAACTTTACCCGCCCCGGTGGTGGTTGATACCGCCTGCAACTGGGTGCGGATTATCTACCTGACTGACCACGATATTGACGTGCTAGATAAGCAGACCAAGCGCGACATTCTGGCGCACAACAAATCAGTGCAGGCTAACTGCCCGCAACCAACCGGCAGGGTTACGCGATGACCAAGGCAAAGAATATTGAATTTCGACTAAGCAAACTTGAGAAAGGGCCAGACAAGAACGTTCTGGCCATCATGGAGATAAGGGCGAGAGCTATTGCAGGTAGCTTGCTGAAGCAGATTCCCTGCCAGGCGTTGAAAGATCGATAATGTCATTGAAGATTGCCTTGTAGGCTTTATTTAACTTCTCAACTGTTTTCGGGGTGATATCACTCGTAGGCGGCGCGTCGATACCATCCATTAATTCTATTTCAGCAAATTTTCTCAAAACCTGAAGGGCATTTTCTTTTTGTTCTTCGGGCATCGTTTGCACGATAAAAGCAACAACGTTTCTCAGCGCCAGGATTTGAGCGTGAGTTACGTAGTAATGATCGATCATATTTTCTACCTGTTCTGTTGAGTTCGACGATTTAACAGTATAGAGGAGAAATGTTGTCCGCCACCCTGTAGCAGCCTTTAATCGTGATGCCTCGCAATAGCGGGTAAATTTCCATATCCAACCAAAAGAGAAAAACCAATGAGTGAAGCAAAACCGCAGGACGGCAGCACTGTAAAAGGCTACCGCACATTAACCGCTGGCGACATTGAGCGAATGAACCGCCTTAAAGGCGTCAGCCGCCACTTCTGTAGTTTGCTTGATACCGAGCGAGGTGAATTGTTGGCTACCCGTTTTGACCCGAATGATCCAACGCGAATGACGGTCGAAATGTTTCTTTGTGTCGGGCAGGGGAGATTTTCGTTTACGGGAGGAGATAAACGGATTGGCGAAACCCCGGCAGCCTCGCTGGGTGATGGTTTCAGCGATAAGGTGTACCAGCCAGGAGAGGACGTATCATCTGATCCGCGAAGCGAAAACTGGTTCAACTCGACAGAAGTCGGCGGAACATCAAGCGGAACAGGGCTTGATATGGCGCAGACCTCACCAGATTCAGACGACATTATCGCGGACAGCATGATGGTAACCGGTGCGACAGTCACATTTACAGGGCTTGATACAGATGACGATGATGATGGGGATGAGGACGATAACGCGCTGCCTGAAAGCTGGGTGGCGGGAACCATTGTAGAGATTAAATCGCCGACCAACTTTCTGATTTCGACATCTTCCGGCTACAGTGTTTTTGCCAGCAAGCTCCTGACTGAAATCGCGCCGGCAGTAGGAATGCCAGTGACGTTGAGTTTTAACAGTGTTGATTATGACCTCTTCATCGCAGCATACACGCCGGGGCAGGATGCCGTACCGGGTGAGGGGGGGAGTGCAGCTAAAATTCAGGCCAGCGCAGCGCCGACGACTTACGATTACTCTCTGGGCAGCACAACCTTTACGGTGACCTGGCACGGAACAACCTATACCGTCTCTCTGGTCGCCGATTATGTCAACATGTCCGGCCTTCTGGCTGCAATTACTGAGGGGCTGACGAATCTCTACACTGGTGAAACTGAATATCAATGGCTTCCTGCTTTTCTAATGGAGATAAACTAATGCTCGTATTAAAAACAACAATAGCGTCAACAAACCCTAACCTGCCCGTAATTGATATCAATCCAGAAGAAGTCGCGATACTGGCAATGAATCCCACGGCCTGGATAAGTGCTGATTCCGGCGTTACGGCTTCCGGGGAGGCGGTGTCTCTTGTGCGCGATAAAACAGGTTTGTATGAGTGGGGGCTGGTTACCCCCACTACGACGCATCCGCCAAGAGTTATCACCTCCGGTACGCGCAAAACACTGCGTTTTGATGTGGCGGCATCTAACCCAGGGATCATGAAGAAAACCGGTAACGAGCTGACATTTCCTGCAGATGGTATTTTTACGCTGTTTATGGTTCACCGCATTCCCGCTGCGAACACGGAGGGGTTCACGGCAACCGGTGGTAATATCTGCGGAAACAACGCTGCAGAACCTAACGTTGCAAGATTCCGTTTCGGGGGGGATAGCTACACCGGTAATAATATTTTCTACAACCACGGCAGTAAAAGTATCTCTTCCTCTCCTGAGAGCTTTCCGATAAACACATCTGTAGCAGACGTCAGGGATTACGTGTGGCATATCTCAGTTGTCACAGCACTGTCTGATTCACATTCGTGGGAGTATGACGGTGTTGTATTGCAGACAACTGCGTACGGTGCAAAACCGTACACTACAGACGAGTCACGAAGGTTGACGGTTGGCGGAGCTGACAGCCCGTTTGCGTTACAATTCCGCGGCGACTTGTCGACGTTAATTCTGATACCAGGAGTAATCACAGCTGAACAGAAAAATACCGTGTATCAGTACCTGTCTGGCATTAAGAGCGACCTCACGGCGTAACCTAAAAGTGGTGGTTATTCAAACAATCACCACTAATCGTCTTTTTTCTTTTTCCAGTCCCATTCTGCATGAATCCATATCAGCGCCATAGCGCAATCAATGAAAAACATCATTTCAGGCTACTTCATATTAAGCCATATAATGAAAGACTATATAATATTAAATTGGTAAACTACTCTGACCTGGATGATAAAATCGCAGCGCGACAATATCTCAATAAAAACTGCAAATCCTCTTCACCAAGACTACCATTTCCTCCATTAATTAATTCTTCTATTTTATTAAGTTGCTCTCGCACTCTGCTTAGTTTTTGTACACCATGCGTCATTGAGGATACATCTGATTTTAAGTCACGAACAGTCTCTTCGAGGTGCATTTTTTCCTGCTTAATTTTGTCATGTTCGATACTTATTTCAACTAGTTCTCTTGATGTCGTTTCGTATTTCTCATTTAATTTTAAGATATCCATATTTTCTTGGCTTAATTTTGTTATTTTATTTTCCATTTTTACCGACTCAGCAGTTAGGCTGTCAATAATTAATTCAATCTCTTTTTTTTGAGATTCAAATGTATGTATTGATGCTCTCAATTCAGACTCTTTCTTCCATAAAGAATCAACATTAGAGTTCTTCTCTGCCTCTTTTTGACGCATTAATGCAATTCGTAAAGCTGTTCTTGCTTGCATAACAGCTTTAATGCCTTCATTTTCCACCTCTGCTTCTGTTAAGTTTTTTCTTCTTATGACTTTACTTGTGTTACTTTGATTGTTAAATAAATCAATTTTATCGAATATCCATCTATGTACTTTTAACATACCGTACATAAACAAAGGATATGACAAAGTAAGTATTGTAGCAAAGATGATCGGGATGACAATATAAGAGTAAGGAAATAAGGTGCAACTCTCAAACTTTACAGGTAGAGATGATTTAATTAATGATATTTTGTAAAGAACATCATCCTTAGATAAGACGAAATAGAATATATCCTTCCAATTCCAAACAATCCATGAAATTACAAAACTACCAAAAAAAGCATTCTTGGCCCTGAACTCGATTGAGTCTTGAATTGGGGTGATTAGGATTTCCTTTATAGAAGATAGTACTTCTTTTATTTCCGCCAT